AGGGCATTGAGAAAGCCATCATTGAGAGAAAGCTGATCGAAATTGCTCGAATCGAGATTGACTTTTGTGTTATGAAAGTTGGTGCCAAGCTTCGTCCTGCCCCGTTTATGATTCAAATTTACGGGGGAAGTGCTATGGGTAAATCTACGATCTGTGAGCAGATTATCGCAGCTCTTATGGCAGCAGCTGGTCTTGATAATGACGTCACGCGAAGAGGAATTATTAATTGCTCGTCCAAATGGATGGACAACTGGTTTTCCAACTTCAACGTTGCCATTATTGATGATGCTATGCAGGAGAAATTGATGGATACTGTCAACCCTTGCAGGTTGATGATTGATATCGGTAACAATTGTGTCTTCATCGCGCCGAAAGCTGATCTCAAGCACAAGGGGAAAGTATTCGTTGAGCCAGACTTAGTCATAGTCACCACGAATAAGCTCGATCTCTGTGCAGGGCAATATCTCAATTGCCCCTATGCGCTACAGAGACGCTTCAATGCTATTCTCGATGTTGTGGCTAAAGATGATGTTCAGAATTGTAGCAATGGAATTTTGCTAGGATTGAGTCACGCCAAAGTTGCAGAGAAGTACAGGCGCCTTGGCATCACGGAAGTTCCCGTGATTGAGGATCATTGGTACATCTCGCGCCCTAGGCCCATTTGCCCTAAGAAATTGACGGATGTCGCACCATATGTGTACGATGGCGCCGTCAATCCTGTTCTTTATGAGCAAATGGATGAAGCCCAAGAGGAGTTCGATGCTCATACCGGGAAGAAAGGTAAGAAAAAGAGAGGTTTTCTTGCCAAGAAGGACCCTGTCATCGACAAGGGAGAAAGCGTTAGCTTGGAAACATTCATTCAGCGTTTAATTCCCGAATTCTTGGAGCATCGCGAATCTCAGCGGAAGCTTGTCGAGAATGCACAAACGAAGATTGTGCGTACTTGCGGGCATCCCGGTTGCAGACAAATCGCAGGTCACTGTCCCGAACATCCCGATTGGCCAGCAGAAGATGAGTGCGGAGATTGTGGATCGGATGCTGAGAGTGTTATCACGCCCCACTTTGGAGCGTTTGGCACCGCCATTACACGATCTAAAGCTTTGCTAGTGGAGAAGTTCACGAACGAAGCCACAAATTTCGTGACGGGATTGGATGTTGGCACTGGTGTCCTTACACTTGCCGCCGCTAGGCGGTTTTGTTGGCACGCCAGTTGGATGAAACTCGTACCAACACCGTGGCTTGAATCTGAG